CTGTTGCATCTGGTCCTACTCCGTTTGGCTGCAACGTGGCAAGAATCGCGTGTCACGGAGCTTCCGGGTCTCCGCTGACTTTCTTTGAAGTTGGTACAAATCCGACTGCTCTAACAGACGCAACGTCCACGTTTATTCACGATGGCGACGAAAATTATATCACAGTCAGGCCGTCAACGACTCCCGGAGGAACTGACGGTGACAAAATAGCGGTAATTGTTACAAACGGAAGCGCAAACGTATTTATTAGCTGGTTGGAGGGTTAAGTGGCTACTAACAAGAAAATCACAGAACTGACAGAACTGGCAGAGGTTGATCTGTCGGATGATGACGTTCTTCCAATCGTAGACGTAAGCGCCGGGACAACGAACAAGGTTCGTAAATCCACTTTGGCCTCTGCGCTCGCTGGTGTCGCCAGCCTAGCCGGAACGTCTCCGATCAGCGTAGACACTCCCACCGGAGCAGTCACCGTCAGCTTGGACACAGTGCCTATCAACAAAGGCGGTACTGGTGAAACCACTGCCAACGCTGCTCTAGCGGCTCTGGGCGGTATCTCCGATCCGACCAGCGTTCGCGGCGACTTGATCGTGCGCGGCGCTTCTGCTCTAGGCAAACTGGGCATTGGCGCATCGACCTATGTTCTCAAGTCTGACGGCACCGATCCGGCGTGGGGGCAGGTGGCTGCTTCGGAGATCACCGGCACTCTTCCGCTGGCCAACGGCGGCACCAATGCCACCAACGCCGCAGACGCTCGAACCAGTCTTGGCGCAGCGGCCAGCGGTGCTAACACCGATATCACTTCGCTCGGCGGGCTGACGACCGATATCGCTGTAGCAGATGGCGGCACGGGTGCCAGTGATGCAGCAACTGCTCGCACGAACCTCGGCGTGGCTATCGGCTCTGACGTTCAGGCATACGACGCTGACAACGCTGTCACCGATGCGGCGCAGACGTTCACTGTTTCCCAGCGTGGTACGATTACCACAGACAATGATCTTAGTTTTGACCTGAACGCCACGAACAACTTCAAGTGTACCCCCACCGGCTCCGGCACGCTGACGTTCACGAACCACACGGCGGGTCAATCCGGTAACATCCTCCTGATTAACACCGGCGGTCACGCCATCTCGCTCGCTGCGACGACGAAGGGCGATGCTAACCTCGCGACGACGATCAGCACCGCTGGCACCTATTGGCTCTCGTACTACGACGACGGCACCAATGCTTATGTAGTCACCTCAACGGCTTTTGCATAAATGAGCATCATCCAAGGCACATCTAAGGCAGCGGGCGGTTATGCCATCGACCAGTCGATTCGGTTTAACGACAATGATTCGCCATATCTGTATCGCACACCGGCCAGTGCTGGTAATCGCACTACAATGACTTGGAGTTTTTGGGTAAAACCAGCAGTCGCTAATACCGCTAGTTCAAGCGTTTTATTTTCAGCGGCAGGTGGAACTTACGGACACACTATTTTCTTTAACCAAACAGGAGATTATAATTTTATTTTTGGAGATGGAACACAAAACTTTTATCAGTCTGATCAAGTTTTTCGTGATCCTTCAGCATGGTACCATTGTGTTTTTGTAATTGATACAGATAATGCTACGGAAGCCAATAGAATTATTTTGTATGTAAATGGTGAAAGAGCAGCAGAAAGGGCAGGATATACTATATCTTCTGGTGCTACATATAATTTTAATAATACTGTAGAACACAGAATAGGAAGTTGGTACCCTAGTGGTGGTGCTACTGGAAGGCACTTAGATGGTTATATATCCGAGCTTAATTTCATCGACGGCACCGCACTAGATGCCACCAGCTTTGGCGAAGTCAACAGCGATACTGGACAATGGGTGCCGATTGCCTACACCGGCAGCTATGGCACCAACGGCTTCTACATCACCGGCGCAGACAGCGCCGATCTAGGTGCAGACTACAGCGGCAATTCCAATGATTTCACCAGCAGCGGCTTGACCAGTGCGGATCAGATGCTGGATACGCCTACTGATAATTTCTGCACGTTTTCCCCTATAAATACTCAACCGTCTAACGTCACATTATCAGATGGCAACCTTGTTCTTTCTTACTCAGGCACGGCGGATACTCCATATACCCCCGGTACTATCAGCGTTTCTTCCGGCAAATGGTACTGGGAAATCAACAGCTATCAGGGTGCTGGCGCAGGACCAGCCGTTAGTTACGTCTATACCGAAAATGACACATCTTATTCCAATAATACCTTTGGTTATCATTATACTGGAAACTTTTATGACAATGGATCATCTTCTGCTTATGGAGATAGCTTTATAAATACCGATACAATCGGCGTTGCTTTGGATATGGACAATGGAGCGATATGGTTCAGCAAAAATGGAACATGGCAGAATAGCGCAACTGCCGCAGAGATAGCCGCTGGAACGACAACGAATGCAGCGAAGACCGGGATTAGCGGGGATTATGTACCAATTGTACAAAGAAACAATGGAACAACTTCAGTAACCGCTAACTTTGGTCAGACTGGCGGCTTCACCTATACACCACCCACCGGCTTCAACGCACTATCCACCGCCAACCTACCCGACCCGACCATCGCGCTGCCTAGCGATTATTTCCAGACTGTGCTGGACACTGGCGCAAACATCAAGACAACGGCAGAGGCGCTATATACTGATCAGTTCGAATGGATCAAGGATCGCGACAACAGCAACAACCACCAGCTAATCGACAGTGTGCGAGGCACTTCTGCCGTACTTCAGTCGAATAGCACAGGAGCGGAGACTACCTATTCTGCGCCAAGCGGTAATAGCGTAGCGTGGGTTTGGAAAGCCAACGGCACCGGCAGCACCAACACCGATGGAAGCGTAACGTCAAATGTGTCTGAAAATCAGGCGGCCGGTTTTAGCATCGCTACGTTCCAAAAACCACCGGCAGATACAAACGAAACTGTCGGTCACGGATTAGGCACGACCCCCGCAATGACCATTCTTCGATGGAGGTCTGGAACTGGTGGACCACCTTCATGGTATGTTTGGCACCAATCATTTAGCAGCGTTGGCTTTTTAAGGCTACAGGGTACTGATGCTTTTACAGCAGACACAACAGTGTTTAGTTCTGCTCCAAGTTCAACTGTTGTCAACACAGGCACTGCGGTTGACTCAGACACTAATACTACAGAGTTCGTAATGTATAATTTTGCAGAAGTAGAAGGCTTCAGCAAATTCGGCAGCTACACGGGTAATGGCTCGTCTGATGGTCCTTTTGTCTACTGCGGTTTCCGGCCTGCAATGATTATTTGCAAAAAAAGTTCAGCAGCAGGAAATGACTGGGTGATTTTTGATAATCAGAGAGATACTTACAACGTAGGTAATCACCAACTCAAACCTAATACTTCTGACGCAGAATTTAGCGGCGGAACTGCTCATCAGTGGGATTTTGTATCAAACGGTTTCAAATTTAAAAGTACCGGTAGCGATATCAATACCTCTGGCGCGACGTATGTATTCATGGCCTTTGCCCAATCCCCGTTCAAAACTGCTAACGCCCGATAGGAGGCACACATGACGACCATCTACAAATGCTGCCACGGGCGCACCATTCGACCGGGCAAATCGTGGACCGACGAGAACGGCGTCACGCACCCTGCGTCGTGGCACACCTACAGCGCCGCGCAGAAAGCCGCGCTCGGCATCACCGAGATCGTGCAGCAGCCGCATCCAGACAGCCGGTTGTACACTTGGTCTTACAACGAGGACGGCAGCGTCAGCAGCACGGCGAAGCCGTTGAACGACACGCCGATGGTGGACGAGGCTGGCATCCCGGTCATCGACCCGATCACGCTGAAGCAGCTTTCGACGCCGGGCGTCAAGTCAACGTTGATCGCGGAGGTCAAGGCACAGCAGGGGGCGCTTCTCGCGCAGAGCGACTGGGCAATCGTGCGGAAGGCCGACACCGGGACAGATGTTCCCGCAAACATCTCTACGTGGCGTGCAGCGATCCGCACAAAGGCCACCGAAATGGAAACTGCTATCTCCGATGCAGCTGACACCAATGCCATCGCTGCTCTCTTTGTCCGCTATACGCAGGATGACGTTGGGTCTATCATCAAGTCTGGTATCCTGTATGACTGGCCTGAGCTAGATGAATAAGCTCCTGACAGCTCTGTTGTTATTAGTTCCGACTAGCGCATTAGGAGCTAATATCACATGCTATGATATAGATGTGGTCAAAGAAACACTCACAGAGAAGATAGGTGCTAAGGTTCAAGGCTACGGTATAGATATCAACGGTGGATTGGTAACATTATTCAAAGCACCGAATGGAACTTTTATGATAGCCGTAACTCCAATGGAGTATTCTGACAAAATCTGTCCTATCATCGAAGGCACCAACTGGACTAACGTATTGACAACCCTGTTTAATAATGCTACAATAGGCAAAAGGAACTAAGAGATGACTGTTGAATCCGCAACATATATTAGCCAGCTGAACTCAGCGCAGCCGACTGCGAGCGACAACATCTCAGAAGGCGATGATCATCTCCGACTGATCAAGAGTGTTCTCAAGGCGCAGTTTCCCAATCTGGCGACCACAGCTGTAAATCCCACCTCTGCACAGCTGAACAAACTTGGATTTGAAACGGGCGCTGTTATGATGTATGCGTCTAATACGATTCCAACGACGCAGACGATCAGCGGCATCAACGACTGGCTCCTTTGTGACGGCTCTGATTATTCCACAGTTACCTACTCTGCTCTCTATAACATCATCGGAACCACCTTTGGAACATCCGGTTCTAACTTCAAGGTTCCGGATTATCGCACCTACTTTCCTGTAGGTGTCGGTTCAGGGTTTGTTCTAGGCACAGCTGGCACAGCGAGTGCAGCCACTGGCACCGATGTCCTGAAGTATCAGCCCATTAACTTTATCATAAAGACATGACGATAAACTATAGAGGCGAGCGGTTCTCAGGGTATAACAAACCGAAGAGGACCCCCGGTAAATCTAAGAAGTTTGCAGTTCTAGCGAAACAGGGTGACAAAGTACGTCTTATTAGGTTTGGCGATCCTAATATGTCTATTAAAAAAGACCAGCCGAGTCGTCGCAAGAGCTTTCGAGCAAGGCACAAATGCGACACCAATCCCCCCGGAAAACTAACAGCAAGATATTGGTCTTGCAAAAAATGGTAAGGAGATAACGATGGTTGCTAAATACAGCGGCAAGATGTCGGGCAAGATGGGTAATCGCAAGGTTCCCGGTCCCGGCGGAAACAAGATGCACAAAAAGGGTGCTGGTAATCGTTTCGGTAAGAAATGAACCATAAAGAAAAAGCAAATCAAGCAGCGATAATCTTAGAGAACCCAGTTTTCAAAGAAACGCTTGAACGAATCAGCAATGACTTGATCTCTCAATGGGGCATAGCTGAGACTACAGAAGAGAGAGAACTTTGTTGGATGAAACTTAACGCCCTGCGTTCCATTAAGGAAGACCTAGAGGCAACCATCCATAACGCTAAAATAGAAGGGTAAACCAATGAGTGAGGCACCGACCAATCCCGAAGGGGAAGTCACTGAGCCGAAGCTTTCAATGTTCGATGTCATGTTTGGAAGTGAGGAGACCACTAATCCAGAACAAGCAGTCGAAGAACCTGTCAATTCCGACGAGGAATATGAAGCCCAAGATTATGACGAGGCGGAAGAGGCAGAAGAAGTAGAGGTATACGACGACGAAGTTGAGACAGAAACCTCTCCGGCCTACACTGTCAAAGTTGACGGTGAAGAGTTTGAGGTTACTCTTGATGAACTGAGGAGCGGATACCAGCGGCAAGCAGACTATACTCGTAAGTCGCAGTCACTAGCGGAGCAGAGGAAAGCCTACGAGGCTAACCTTCAAGCTGTTCAGCAGGAGCGTAATCAGTACGCTCAGCTTCTTGAGAATATGTCGATGAACCAGAACGCTGAACTCCAGCGTTTTGAAAAAATCGACTGGAAAGAACTCAAAGACACTGATCCTATGGAATACATGGAGAAGCGTCTTGAGTATCAGGAAGCGAAGGAGAAAGTAACTGAGTTGCAGAACGAGCGTTGGCGAGTTCAGCAGCAGAACGAAGCAGAAATGGCCAGTGTGCTACAGGAGAAAATCCAGAAAGAAGCGGAACTCCTCGCACAGAATTTGCCTGAGTATGCTGACCCCGGTTCAAACTTGAAAACTCGTTTGCGGGATTATAGTTTGAGTCTAGGGTTTTCTCCTCAAGACATTGACGGGATAACCGATCACCGTGTCGTAATGGTTCTGTACAAAGCTATGATGCAGGATCAGGGCACCACGGCTCCTGTCAAGAAAGCTAAACCAGCTGCTCCTAAAGTTGTGAAGGCCGGAACGCCAGCTTCTAAAGCACAACGCTCGAAGCGAGACGCTCAGGCTAAGCGTGAAAGACTTGCAAAAACGGGTAACCCTCGTGACGCCGCAAGTGTTTTTCTGGACTTAATCTCTTAAAATAGGAGCTAAACATGGCACAGCCTACTGGTGTGTATGTCACGTACTCCGCTGCTGGTCTTCGCGAAGACCTTGAGAACGTGATCTACGACATTTCCCCGACTGATACGCCGTTCATGTCTATGGGCGGTCGTATGGACGCGATTGCGGTAAACCACGAGTGGCAGACGGATGCCCTCGCTGCCGCTGTCGGTACGAACTACAACGAAGAAGGCGCGACGCTCACGGCGGCTGAACCGGCTGCTACGACTCGCGAAGGCAACATCTGCCAGATCAGCCTCAAGACGACTCTCGTTTCCGGCACGCTTGACGCGGTGTCGAAGGCGGGCCGTCGCGAAGAACTGGCCTATCAGATGTCCAAGCGTGCGAAGGAACTGAAGCGCGACATGGAGACGACGCTGGTTGGTACGAACCAGACGAAGACTCCGATGTCAGCGGATAGCACCGTTCGTAAGCTTGGCTCGCTTCCGGCGTGGGTCGAGACCAACATCTCGGAAGGCGGGAGTGCGTCTACGCCTGGTAATGGTACGGCTCGTACCGATGGTACTCAGCGTACCTTCACCGAGACCCTTCTCAAAGCCTCGATTCTGTCGGCTTATGATTCGGGCGCTGACATCAAATACCTGATGATGGCTCCGTCGAAGAAGCAGACGTTCTCCAGCTTTGTTGGTGTCGGTGGCTCGGCGGGTGTGTCGAACTTCAACGATGTATCCGACCAGCGCATCATTGGCGGCATGGATGTGTACGTCAGTGACTTTGGTGAGATGGCCGTTGTCCCGAACCGCTTCCAGCGTGCTCGTGACGTTTGGCTGCTCGATCCGGAGTACTATGGTATCGCGTACCTGCGTCCCTTCTTCCAGAAGGAAGTGGCGTCCACGTCTGACGGTGAGCAGCGTGCGATCATCACCGAGTACACCCTTGTCGTTAAAAACGAGAAGGCGCTCGGTGCGGTCTACGACCTTACCTAAGCCTAAAGGGGAGGGGCCTAGTGCCTCTCCCCACCACTTTGTAAGAGATAGTTATGAGTGATCCAGTCAAGACAAAATTTAATTACGACCACGAGACAGATAACGTCATTCTCCACAGTACCCAAGATGTTCAGCCGCTGCTCGAACTGAATAAAAAAGAACTTAATAATGACTCGATGTACGGTGGCGTGGCTACTTCAGGGATGCGCAAGGTTGCCAGCATTCCGTTGATCGTCATTGAAAAGTGGAAACGTGAACTCGGAATTGATATCTATAATAAAAACGACTGGCCCAAGATCAAGCAGCTGTTGAATGACCCCGAGAACAGGTTTCTCAGAACACATGAGAGCAAACTCTAATGAGCCTTTCAACGTACTCAGAACTGAAGACCAGCGTAGCAAACTACCTGAACAGGAGTGACCTCACTGATGTCATTCCTGATTTCATTACGCTAACTGAAAACCGTCTGAACCGTGAGCTTCGCGTCAGGGCGAACATGGTCCGGGCGACGACGACAACGACTTCTGGTACGGCTTTTTATGATCTTCCCAGCGATCTGATTGAGCTACGGAACATCACCTACGACACTTCGTCTTCCAGCTATGCTCTTACTTATCTGTCTCCTGAGTCGTCAAGTCGAGAGTATGGCTCTACGAGCAACGGATTTCCGAGGGCGTATACAAATCTTGGAAAGAACATAAAGCTCGCTCCGACTCCGGATGGAGCCTATACGATCAGTATCAATTACTTTCAGAAGCTGAACTCGTTGTCGGACAGTGTTACGTCCAACGATGTTCTCACTGAGTTTCCCGACCTGTACCTCTTTGGCTCCTGCATGGAAGGAGCTATCTACCTGAACGATACAGAGCAGACTCAAAGGTTTGCCTCTATCTTTCAAGCTACGCTCGACGAGGTCAAGCGGTCGGAAGAAGCTGCGCGATACAGCGGTACGGTTATGACGATGACTGTTCAAGGTGATCCCGGTTCTCTGGTTCGTAGGGGTGCCTGATGCCTACCAATTGGGTACAAGACGAGTTTGATCTGATACAGGAAAGTGGCGGGAATATCCTGTACGAAGATGCAGACTATATAGCTCTTCAAGAGTGGAACTCAACTGTCTGGACAGAGGACACGACGACGGGCAATGGCTAAGCAACTCTTCGATGTCGCATCTTCAGCGCAGGGCAGGTTCTCTCTGAACAGAGACCTGTCACCTTATGACATGCCGCCATCTTTGTTCAATGATGTCCAGAATGTCAGGTTCATCGATGGCAAGGCTGGTAAGATACTTGGGCATACGTCGGTCCTAGGTACTCCTACAGCTGCCCCCTACTGGGCTATCAGCTGGCTACAGGGTAGCACGAACCTCTGGATTTACGGTGGTCTTACTGATCTTTATAAGATCGATGGGACAACGCATAGCTCTGTGACGCGATCCTCTGGGTCTTATACGACTCTGAGCGGTACGACGAACAACTGGCAGGGTGGTGTTCTAGGTGGCGTGCTGGTCTGCACCAATGGCCTCGATGTTCCCCAGAGCTTTACCCAAGCTGGCTCACAGTTCACCGACTTGTCCGATTGGCCAGCTACGCTGAAGTGCAAGACGATTGTTCCGTTCAGAAACCATCTGGTCGCTCTGAACCTGACGGACAGTGGTACGGCTAAGCCGTTTACGATCCGCTGGAGTGACGCTATTCCTGCTGGCGCATCTACCAATGGTGCCGACACTTGGAACACTGCGAGCACAGCGTCCGAATCAGCGGAGACCTCGCTCACTGGCACTAAGGGCCATGTGCTCAATGCGCTTCAGCTTGGTAATGAACTTGTCGTCTATAAAGAAGATAGTGTCTACGCACTGAACTATGTTGGCGGCGCGTTCACCTTCAATGTCCGAGAGAAGTTCAAGGATACTGGTCTATTTGCCAGAGACGCTGTGATCGATCTCGGTGACGGCCGTCATGTGATGATGTCTACCAACGATGTTGTGATCCACAATGGCAACACTCTGAAGAGCATCATCGATGATAAGGTCAAGACATTCCTGTTCTCTGAGATCGACTCGACGTACTACTATAAGACCTTCTTGGCTCATAACAAGATTCGAAACGAGGTCTGGATTTGCTTCCCCTCGACGGGTGCTACCAACGGGTTTCCGGACACAGCACTGATCTGGAACTATCGAGATGAAACGTGGTCTTCTCGTGACCTTCCGAATATCAACTTTGCTGCTAAAGGTCTCGTGAACCCTGCACTGACTAACACTTGGACCGCAGCGACCGGACAGTGGCAGACCAATGCTCTGGTCTGGGGTCAGCAGGAGTATAACCCGGCGATTGATTCACTTCTGATGTGCGGCACCAATGATACCAAGATGTACCTAGCTGACTCCGGTACGACCTTTGACGGCACGTCGTTCAATACAATTCTGGAGCGAGTTGGTCTGCACGCTGGTCGAACGGATGCGGTCAAATCGATTACCCGTGTCTATCCGAGGATCGAGGGAACCGGAACAGTCAACATCAGCATCGGCGCTGAGCTAGAGCCGTATGCCGGTGTCTCTTATAATGATCCCGTTGCTTTTACCATCGGCACCGACTCGAAGGTAGACTGTCGAGTTCGTGGTCGTTATATGGCGATCAAGATCGAGAGCGCGTCGGATACACAATTCAGGCTCTCCGGGTACTCTGTTGAATCAGAGGTTGTGTCTGATCGATGAGCCGGGAGTTTCTCAGATTTGATCCATCGTTGTGTCCTACGACCATCGAGGATATCCCTAGGTTCGTAGACCAGATGTTCCTAGAGATCAGAACAGTTCTGGACTTGGTGCGCGACGGACACTTGGATGTTGTCTACGCTGCGCCGGACAAGCCACAGCAAGGAGATATACGGTATGCCGATGGCTCTAGTTGGGACCCCGGATCGGGAGAGGGAATATATTTTTACAACTCCGGTGGAAGCTGGGTTAAGCTATAAGCTCGTCAGCCTAAATGATCCGCTGCTTCGCAACAAGGTCGCCCAGTGCTATCCGTTCTTCGAGAAGTCGATACTAAGGAGTAAATGCGAAGACATCTATAACGCTGCTGATCTGTACCACCGTGTTCTCTCTGGGACCAGCGACCTCTGGGTATCAACGGATGAGAACAATGTGATTCAAGGTTGCTTTGTCATTGGCTTCGGAGAGTACCCGCAAAGCCGTGGCATCTGCGCAGAGGCCATCAGCGGCGTGTTCGACTTTACAGTAGTGACTCCGGTTGTGGAAGAATACTATAAGAAACTAGGGTATGAGTTTTTCGAGATGACTGGTCGCAAGGGCTGGGAAAAGGTGATGGAGCCGATGGGCTACGAGTTCAAAAACATAACGATACGAAAGAGGCTATAAAATGGGTAGTATCTTTAAGTCCCCTCCTCCGGTGGTTGTCCAAGCTCCGCAGCAGATGACATCTTCCGGATCAACTGAGATCAAGCCGTATGCTCCTGTGGTTCCGTATATCGGGAATGTTCTGCCGCAGATCGAGCAAGTCTTCGGTGAGGCTCCTGCGCTCTATACTGGCTCACTGGTGCCACAGGAGTCGGCGCAGACGCTGGCAGCTAGAGACATCTATGGTCAGGTAGGGCAGACGGCAGCTGGTCTAGCACCGACCTACCAAAATTTGTTCGCAGCTGATCTAGCACGGGCCACAGCTGATCCTACGATGGACCCGATCTATCAGGCGCAGCTGGGGACGATTGCTCAGCGTGCTCGCGAGATGACCGAAGCGGACAAGGCGACGGCGCAGCAACAGGCGATTCAAGCTGGTCAGTTTGGTCTTGGGTCTACTGCTCTCGGCGAGCTACAGTTGATGCAGCAACAGAAGCGGGAAGAGCTTGCGCAGCGTCAGATGTCAGCTGCCCTACAGGAAGCAGAGGCTCGCAGGATCGCTGCGCAGGGCCGTACTCCTCAGTTGGCTCAGGCCATGCTACAGGCACAGATGACCCCTGCGTCTCTCCAAGAGGCAATCGGCCAGCAGGTCGAAGCTCGACAGGCGGCTGAATTTACTGATGCTGCTCGCTTGGCACAGCAGGAGCAGGAAGCTCGCAGGGCGCAGCTTATTACGATGGCGAACCTCTATGGTGGCCTTGCTGGTCTCGGCAGCAGCACTCAGATGCAGCAGACGAGCCAAGGCTATACCAGTGCTGTTACTCCCGGTGGGCCAAGTCCGTTCAGTCAGCTGGTCAGCGCCGCTGCCACTGGTGCTAAGATATACGCGATGTCTGATAAGAGGCTCAAGACCAAGATCAAGTTTGTCCGGCAGAGTGACAATGGTATTCGCTGGTACACTTGGGAGTGGAAAGACAAGGATATCAAGCAGCCTAGCTACGGCGTGATTGCCCAAGAAGTCCAGAAGATCAAACCAGAAGCAGTCATCACTGGACCTGATGGATTCCTGATGGTCAATTATGGAGAACTGTGATGGCGTCGAGTTTTCTGGACAACCTACTAGGCGGCACAATGGGGGACTGGTACGAGGGAAAGGGGTCTCTATCAAATTATCGGTCTGAGCTTGATCCAAGTACCGGAAAAATACGTATCTTTGAAACAGCGGATGACGAGAGCGACGTTAAAGAAATCGAGCCGGGGACAGACCTTTACAATACACTCAGAAATAAATTTACAGCTGAGGACGATTTTGACGAAGGTGGAACCTCTACTGGGTTAGATTTTGATAAACTCGGTTCTGTTCTTGGGAATCTAGCCGGGTCCGGAGATGGGGAAGCATTTAAGCCTATTCAGGGAAGAATGCAGAGTATCCCTAGGGTCCAATCTGGTAACGTCAGCTATAGGCCAACTCCTCCATCTGATCTTTACAAAACTCCAAGCTATCTGGCGAGTTCTCAAATGTACTACGACCAGCTTGGAAAAATGTTGGGCGGTTTGCTGTCTAGCAATATCCGTCGAAACCCAATTAAACTTCTGGTGTGAGATAAGATATGGCTGATTACAACGAACGCTCTGCCATCGCACGGGCAAGGATGGCTGATATACGAGATAAACTGTCTCAGGCGCAGAAGACAGGGGGCCTTCTTCAAGTCATTGGAGAGGCTGGAGAGGGCGCATATGAACTCGGTAGGGGTCTTCTGGCAGAGGGCAAGAACATTTTAGGAAATGTCCTCTTTGGGGAAAAGTATACGCCAGTTCCTCCCCCGACTGCTGAGAACAGTGAGATAGCTCGTAGAATTATGAGTGACTGGGGTATAGAAAGTTTTCCGACTAGGTTTGTTAAGGGCAATAGAGTAGGGGCCAGTAGTGTGTCTATTCCCTTGGATCGTCCCTACTCTCCTCCCCCACCATTTGATCCTAGGTCTGTTAAGCAGAGGGTAGCGGATGCTGACAGGGCTAGGAGAGACCTGACTACCGACTATGCAAATCCTATGTCCCCTATTCCAGTCAGCCGTAATACTCTTGGGGAAACTGGTGCGCAAGAATATATGCGAGAAGCCAGAAAGGCTGTGGAAGTAGAGCAAGCACGTCAAAATTCTAGGAGCAGAGACCCAAGCATTGTTACGAACCAAGCTCTTAAAACCGGCGCAGAGCAGTCGGAATATACCTCAGAGCGTTCAATGCTGGACAGAATGTATCAGTCCGGTCTGCTTGACACGCTCATAGGAATGTCTCGGGCAGAACGTAAATATGGTGTAGGACCTGTTGCAGCATTTTCAGAGGCGTTCCAAGATGTCCAGACCACTCGGGCAGCTACCGAAGCTGCGCAAGCTAAGGCAAAGCTTGAATTGCAGAAGGAACAGATTAAAAAGTCTGGTCCCCAAGAGTTCAAAGCTCCGCTTATTAAAAGTATTAACACAGCTAGCAGCCTAAAATCAAGCCTAGATAGCATAAATGAATATATGCAGGTGCTTTCCAATGCACGGATTGGCGGTTTAGCAGGAAAAACAGAAGAGGCTTACAAAGCTATTGGGGCGCTTTTCGGTTACGGGGGCGAGAGTGCCGCTGGCAAAGCTAGGTCTCTCAGGGCTTCTATTATGAATACTTTCGAGTCGGCTTATACTAAGGGGCAGATAACTAAACAAAACTATGAAAACTTGAGTAAGATTCTGCAAGAAGGCGGCTGGTTCGTTTCCAATCCAGAAGTCATGGGCCAGCTTGAACGTCTCAAATCTAAACTATCCGAACAACTAATAGTGAACTCTAAAATACTACGAGCTCAGGGGGTAGATCCGGGACAGTTCTCACCATATAATTCTGGCCTAGTTTCTGCAAGACGCCCAGCGCAATAAAGGAATACAACATTGGCAGAACGTGAAATTTATACGCTCTACAACGGTATGGAAGTCCAGCTTCCTGCTGGATTGTCTGATGCCGAAGCAGAAAATCTGATTGCCAAGGCTCTCCCGTCCGTAGCATTTGGCAAGGGCGTAGCCTATGATGTTTCAGAAGAATACGACATGAAATCAAGCGTAGACCATGCCGGTCTTCGTTTTGATCTTGCTTTGGCCAAGGGTAACCCAAAAGAGGCCAAGGCTGTTCTGGACGCTCGTCTGGGCAAAGACGGCTGGGGGCTGAGCGACTTTGGCGAGTTCTACGCCAATCCTATTGGTCTTCGTCGGCTTGGTATAGAACCCAAAGACAATCGAAAAGTGCTCATAGACGGTATAGAAAATAACGTCTATGACATTGTAGACATTGTGCCAGAGATTGCCACAGGCGTTGGCGCATTAGCCGCCGAACTACTTGTCCCTCTTCCCGGAACAGGTGCAGCTGGTGCCGCCGCAGTTGGGGGCTTCTTGGCCAGTCTTGGAACTCGGCAGCTAGTAGCACGATCTCTGGCGGCGGGTGCTGGGGATGTGACAGCTAACCTCGGACTAGAGGCCATTCAAACGTACCGTGGAAACCAGTACGAGGACCTAGGAGAGATACTGAGCAGTGCTGGAACGCAGGGAGCAGTTGTTGCAGCAGCTACGCTTGGACTTGGCCTTCCCCTTGCTGCCATCGGGCCGCTCGCTGGCAAAATGAAAAATGTTGCAAAAGAGAATATAGACAACGTAACGGCTAACCAAGGAATAGCGGTTACCGCTGAGTCTGCAAAACAAGCAAGGCGGGATGCCGTTGCTTTCCTCAGAGCGCAAGGCGTTCCCGAAAAAGAAATAGAAGAAATTGTCCCACTGATCACATTGAAACACCAGCTTGGCGACTCTGGCAACCTGTTTGCCAAGTTTGCTATTGTTTCTGAAGGCGCTGGTGCAAAAAACCTAGCTGATAGTCTTCCAGCAAAGGGTCTGGAGTTTCTGGACAAAATGGATAGTTTCTTTAGGCAAGGGCAGGCTGCTGGTAGAAACCCTGCTGACATCGCACGGCAGCTTAGGGAAACTCTGACCAAAGCAGAACTAGAAACTGCTCAGAAAATACAGAATCAGATTGACACTGCGTATAAGCAGATGTCTAGAACATCCGTTCAGAGGGATAGGGCGGAAATAGGAGATTTGATAGAGCTTCAGGCCAACAACCAGTTGCGCTATATGATGAAGAATTTTGACGAGTCGGCAGAACTCTACGCCAGCCCCGACCTTAACATTGATGGATTATACCAGACAATAGTGGATAATGATCTGGTAGCGGACTTGATTAACAAATTGTCCGGGGAGTATTCTAGGAGTGCTGAGGACGTAATAGCTATTCTCAATAAGACCTCTAATGGTTTAGGAAATCGTCTTCAGAAAGTTATAGACATCGAGGACGGATTTGCCGTTGCGAAAAAGGCAGACGAAGCTATTAGTGAACTGGACGACCTGATAACAGAGATTGGTCTGGGGAAAGGTTTTGCAGCCG